ATTGGGCTGGCGCTGCTATTCCGGCAGGCCAAGTTTACGCTGTTGTCGGCGGTGTGACTGTGGCTTGGGATGGTGATGCAGTAGACGGTTCGGAAGACGCCGCTGGCATTCTATTTGAGGCTGTTGAAGCTGGTGCAGACGTAGAGCGCACCGTTGTGAACCGTGACGCTGAGGTTAAGCGCTACAAGCTGACCGCCGATGGTACTAATGCTGAACTTGATGCAACGCTGCTGGCGCTTGGCATCGTCGTTCGCGATTAATTTATAGGAGATAGCCCAAATGGCTACTATGGACGTATTTAAGGCAGACGCCTTTAGCATGATGGAGCTTTCCAGCACCGTCGAAGAAATGGACTACAACCCCCAAATGCTGGGGTCTATGAACCTGTTTGCACCTAAACCTGTTCGACAAAAGACCGTGATGATTGACCGTAAGGACGACACCCTGTCGCTCATCGGTTTCTCTGAGCGCGGTTCTGCACCTGCCCAGAACGAGCGTTATGACCGTAACGCCCTGTCGCTGACCATTCCACGTCTTGCGATTCAAGACACTGTCTGGGCGGCTGAGGTTTCCGGCCTGCGCGCGTTTGGCACCGAAAGCGAATTGATGACCGTGCAGCGTGAAGTTGCTGGACGTCTCGCAACCATGCGCCAGAAGGTCGAGTACACCGAAGAGTACCTGCGACTAGCTGCTATTCAAGGTCTTGCCCTGGACCCTGCTGACGGTTCGACATACTACAGCTACTACACCGAGTTTAACGTAACTCAGGATACGGCGACTAACTTCTCGCTCACTACCGACAGTACAGACGTTGGTGGCATCTGTCGCAACCTTGTGCGCTCTATCATGCGTGACGCTCGCGGCGCTTGGGTCATGGGGCAGTCACGTGTTGAAGCTCTTGTTGGCGACACGTTCTTCGACAATCTGGTTAAGCACCCGAAAGTCGTTGACAAGTGGAACAACTGGACCGCTGCGGCTGAACTGCGCAACATCGACCCGTTCACTCAGTTCACTTTCGGCGGCATCACGTTCCACAACTATCGCGGATCTGATGATAACTCCGAGATTGCGATTGCCGCGAATGAAGCCAAGTTCTTCGTAACTGGTGGCGATGGTATCTTTGTTAAGGCAATGGCACCAGCAGATGAGTTCATGCCTTACGTGAATACTCCAGGTCAGTCGGTATATGCTGTTCAGGAGATGGACGCGGCGTTTGCTGCCACCCCACGGTTTGCTAAGTACCACGTACACGCATATCCGCTGTACTACTGCCAGAAGCCTAACACTCTGCGACGCGGTGTAGGCAACAGCTAATCACAGACGGGGGCTTAGCGGCCCCCGTTTTTCGGTATGGTGCTGCGATGTGCTATAATCCACGCAAACCACCATAGAGGTAGACACATGGCAATTAGATCATTCGCAACAGAGATTAACGACACAACCTATACTAAGGTTGGCGATAACGTAACCTCGTTTTCAGTAATGGAGAACTACGTTGGCAGCATTTTGGTTGTCGTAACAGATCCAGGTGACAGCGCTCCATCTGCATCAGAGGCTAACCGTATTCCGCTGGATGGTAATTTTCCCTACAATGGCGATGCTGCTGATATTTGGATGCTGTGTCCGTCTGGTACGACTACCGTGTATGGGCTGGTGTAATGAGTTTTTATTTCGGTGGTGGTAGCGGCATTGCATCTGGCTTAGTCCCTGGGGCTGCATCGGGCTGGCAGGACTATAACGACCTTGCAACAGCAACCACAAAGATCACCCTATCGGGGGCTCCAACGGCCATCACAAACGATGGTCTGGGCGCGTTTACCAGTAAGACGTATGGCGTTAACGGTCATGGTGATATATGGGATACCACAGGGCAGGTATTTGATTGGTCAAGTCTAAAGTTAGGCGATACAGTTGATTTTCGACTTGATGTCCTTGTAACAACTGGCGGCCCTAACGTGGAGGTAGTCACTGAGCTCGAAATGGCTATAGGCACTCCTGGCCCTTATACGTTATCTCTTGATCGGCGGAACTTTAAAAACGCAGGAACCTATGAGATCCTACGTTGGTCGTCAGTCTATATTGGCGATACAAACACCCAGTCTGGCGGCAGTAGATTTGTGATGAGTGCAGACGGGACGGCAGAAGTGCAGGTTATCGGATGGTACGTTAGGACGCTTGTGCGTTAAAGCAAAAGGGGGCCGTAATAAGCCCCCGATCACCAGATAAAAGGATCACCTCCTTTCGTTTGTTAGGTTAGCACACGCGTCATGGCTTGTCTAGGTGGGCTATGTGCCGACCGTTTTGTTTGGGGAGTTGTTAGGTGAAAAACATCCACCCATCATCATCGTCAGTTGGAATCCAGCCAAGCTCGTCTAGCCTTGAGATCTGATCATCATCAAGGATGATATTTGGGTAAATCTCAACCTGATCGTGATACCCGTACACACTGCCGCCCACCTCACCATCAGGTGCGTCATCGAAGATAATATCCAAAGACCTCTTAAGTTCGTTAATGTCCATCTCAACCCCTCCTACGGCTTGTCATATCCCCAGCCATCAATGTTCTGCACATCATAGGCTAGGGTTTGCATTGCGTCCATTGCGATATACCCGATGAATAGGCACAGCGCGGCGGCGGTGATGTATGTTAGGTATTTCATCCCAGATCCTCCAATCTCTCTGCATTACGTTCCAATCTAGCGGCCACTGGTCGCTTACCCATACGCCGCATGATCGCGGCTAGGTGGCGGATTTGTTCGGGTTGGGTCATGCGCCTGCGTCCCACATATTTACGATAAACGCAGGATTATATGTTGCAAGATATTTATCACGACGTCCGCCAGTTGGCGGCCTCTGATAATCTCTCACAACAAGAAACCCAAAGTCGTCCTTTGTGGTGTAAATATTATCACCAGTGTGAATAATGGTTTCGTTTGCGCTTAGCTGTATGGCTAGTTTTTTCATGTTGTGGCTCCTTCTGTTACACCCTACATACACGCCGCCCATTCGCCTGTCAAGCCACATCAAGCTATAATCTACACAAACAAGGAGCTTCTATGGCTTATGGTGACAACACAGGGCTTACTGCCTACGCTACTGCAACGGGTCGCACGGTAACGGGTGACGCTGATGTGCTGCGTAATGTTGCGAGCGCTTATTTGGATGGGCTGTATTGGGATCGCTACATCGGCCAGCCAGTCGATGCCTATGGTGATGCTTGGCCGCGTACTGGGATCACAGGCGTTACCACAGTTCCTGAGCGCGTAGAGAATGCCACCTATGAGGCCGCGCTGCTGTATGACGCTGCCCCATCATCCCTGACTGCTGGTGGTGTGTCTAACAACGGATCTGGCGCGGTTGCATCGGAGAAGGTGGACGTTCTGTCTGTGTCCTACCACGCGCCAATGAATGACCGTAGCATGGCAGACGATAGCGTGATTGATAACACGCCGCGTTACGACACTATCGAGTCTCTGTTGCGTCCGTTCTTGCGGTCTGGATGGGGCGCTAACGTGGCGATGTTTGTTGTATGAGCCTGCCACGCACAGGTAGGCGCTTAGCTAAGCGGTTGATCCCTCTGGCAGAGACTGTCGTTGGGCTTGTCACTATCACGTCAACACCTGGAGCCACTGATTTTGATCCGCCAACTCTAACGCCTGCAACTGTTGAGGTCGATGCTGTGGTTACTGGCGTTTCCAAGTGGGAAACGTCAAGCACTGTGGTTTCGTCAGATAGGAAGGTTCTCGTAGAAGGCGGGCTTCCAGCTCTGGGGGTTGGTGGGGTAATTCGAATAGATGGTCGCAACAACACCATCGTTGATAAAACTGAAATTCTGGAGGGTGGGTATCCATCAGCCATTAAATATTTTGTGAGGCAAGGATAAATGGTCACAGTAAACACAACAAACATCACAGGCTTTATTGTCCTGCCTAATGATGCAATCCGAGAAAAATCATCTGTCATTTTCACCATGACGGGATTTGATACTGACGCTGATGATAACGCGACGATTGTTCCGGTTCCTGTCGTTGCGGCAATCGGATCAAACGGGTCTATTGACCAAGACCTATGGCCTAATCCTGAAGGCGTTCGAACCACGTTCTACCGCGTCACGTTCTCCATGTATAACGGTGTTAACCCTGTTTTGGTGGATGGCGGTCTTATTGAGGTTCCTGCAACAGGCGGCCCGTATGATCTAAACGACCTGCTGCCAATTGCGCCCCCTTCTGGCGCTACAGTTGATGAGTATATTGCGCAACTTGCCGCTGCTGTGGCTGGAGCTTCATCGTCGGCTGGTAGCGCTGAGACTGACGCGTCTGCGGCTGCTGACAGCGCACAGGAAGCGGCGGACATTGTGGCTGGGTTGGTTCCAGCAGAGCCTAGTTTTGTTCTATCGATTGGCGCGTCCGCCATTGCTGGCAGCTCTGGTGCGACTGGCGGCAGTCTTGATGTTTTGCCAGGGGTTAATCTCTGGGATAGCAACAGCAACGGGGCTACCTATGTTGCAGGTACGCAGTTCAATACTGCTGCATTTGGAACCGACCCGCTCAATGTGAACTCAGGGTTGGCAAACAGCACCCCCCTACATGCCATGAATGGGGTTCGGCAGTTAGTGGGTGGGAGCGTCTATGGTGCCTTTCTCGCTATGGGCGGGCAAGATCCAGAGGCGCTGATCACGGACGCCACGTTGACCGCCAACTCGTGGACCCGCGACCCCGGCGACGAGGATTTGACTCTCCAGTATTCTAACATCCAGTCAGCCATCGACGCGATGCCGGGTAGCAAGACGGTTGCCGACTACCTGATTTATTACCAGCACAACAACAGCGGAACCGGGCGGGCCTATTACCAGCCGCGCGTAAAGGCTATTCTTGACGATCTGGTGACAGCTGGATTGATTGACGATACCACGAAAATCGTTTTGGTAGAGGCGAACCCTGACCGCAGCGATGCCATCATTGAATCAGTACAGGATAGCTTGACTGACATCGCATCGCGCGACTACCCAAACGCTGTTACTGTGGGGCAGGGTGGAATTACGACGCACGATGGAATTCACCCATCTGGCGTCGGCTGCGTGTGGCTCGGTCAACGTATTGCGCAGGGCCTTCTTGGGGGTGGGGTCGTTCCGACGCAGCGGATTGTCCTTACCGATCGCTCTAATAGTGATCTGGAATCAATCACCGAGCTTAACAAGTGGAATGGCGACAACTACCGCATCCGCCATACCAATGACGCTGGATATGTTGAGGCAAATTGGAACGCACAGTCTCAGACGTGGCGGGTAACTGGCACTGGTGACGTTGATTACATGCGCGTCGAAAGCACCGGGATCGAAGACACACCTATAGGGGCCGCCACCCCTAGCACAGGTGATTTCACCAGTATCTCAGCGTCAGGCAATGCCATCATCGGCACCACTGATACGTGGACCTTCGCGGGGACTTGGCGTGGTGTGAAGGTGACGGACCGTCATGCTATTCAAGGAACCACAGGGGCAAGCTCTGTCGCACTCAGTTCAAATTCAGCAATTGGGGCATCCGGTTGGGAGTACACTGTCAGCGATGATGCAGGTAGATACACCATTGCTGGAGACTTGCACCTTTGGCACAACGCCACCGCTGGAACTGATGGTGATCCTGTATCATGGGATGAGGCCATGCGCCTCGACGCAGATGGCCGACTTCACATTGGACACGATGGCTCAACGTCAACGCCGGGCGTCGGCAACTCAACAGCAGGCACATCTCTACATGCTGGCGGGCGAGCTATCCACTCACGGGACAGTGGCCCTACGCAAGATCTGGCGCGCGTTGGGGCGACACCTGACGGGCAGATCCAAAGGTTCTATCGCAGCGGATCAGAGGTCGGCAGCATCAGTGTAAAAGCTGGCGCTATCACTCTGGATATGACGGCAGCCGGAGTGGTATGGACAACTGGCTCAGGGACGCCAGAAGGGGTCCTGTCAGCGCCAGTTGGTTCCATGTATACTCGTACAGATGGCGGTGCTGGTACAACCCTCTACGTCAAAGAAAGCGGCACGGGAAACACCGGCTGGGTAGCAAAGTAAACAAAGAATAACCAATGGCAAATCTTGATCGCACACTAGCGGATATCGAAAAGAAGTACGGGCCGCGTGTTGCCCGTGCTTTCGCTGATGCTATTCGTGACCTGCGTGACAGTGTGACCCTGCGCCGTGTTATTGAGGCCCTTGATGCTGGTGATATTCAACGCGCGCTGGATGCTATGAATATCGAGAGCGCTGTATTCGCCAATGTGCGCGCAGAGTTGGCCGCTGCATATGCGCAATCCGGTGTTGCGTTGGTGAGTTCTGTTAGGTTTAACCCGCCGACACAAACCCGCGCTGTGGTTCGCTTTGACGTGACTAACCCCGTCGCTGAGAGGGCTCTTATGGAGTGGTTGGGGCAGTCTATCACCGATATCACAGAGGCCACCAGAGAGGCCGCTAGAACGGCTCTGAGTGAGGGATACGCTAGGGGTCAAGGGCCGCGCCAGATAGCGCTAGACGTGGTTGGCCGTGTTGGTCCTAATGGTCGCCGTAATGGAGGGGTGTTAGGGTTGAACCAGCAGCAGGAGTTGCACGTCCGTAACATGCGTGATGCGATGCGTAACGGATGGGCGAAACAATCTGGTGAGCCCGCGTTCTGGATTAAGCGTGATGGGACTTTGGGCAGTTCGTTTTCCAAGCGTGATCGCCGTTTTGATCGCAGTATTCTAAAGCTGTTGCGGGATGGCAAGTCACCAAATGAGGCACAGATTAACAGATGGTCTGGGCGGTATTCTGATCGGTTACTCAAGCTTAGGGGTGATACTATCGCGCGGACAGAAACCGCTGCGGCTGTCGAGCAGGGGCGTTTCGATGGGTTCCGTCAAGGCATGGATAAGCAGGGTATCCCATATGAATACGCGATTAAAGAATGGCGTCATGGTGGTGGTGGCATGAAACCCCGCGTCCAGCATGTTGCCGAGAATGAAACAGAGGTGCAAGGGCTGTTAACGCCGTTTCGTATGCCAGACGGGACACTGATACAATACCCACACGCGCCGGACATTCCGGCTAAGCATTCGATTAACTGCACATGTAGTTTATTGATCAGGGTAAATTGGGCGAAGGCGAGGGCTGATGGGGTCTTTTAGCGCAACAGTGAAAAATTACGGGGTGGATGCAGAAAAGAACACCACTTTGATCTTTCGCACGGCTGCGGATAAGCTGGCAAAAGAGGTGATCACGCCGAGGGCTGGAGGTGGTCGTAATGACATTGGTCCATCAGCTTCTGGTGGGTTCTTACCCAGCGATACTGGCAACCTTGGTAGGTCGTTTAGTGTTAGCACCACGTCAATGCCAAAGATTGACGCTGGCAGTGCGTCATATCTAGGGAATGCTGAGGTGTCGTTTTCAATATCAAATGCTAAGGCGGGCGATACGCTATACATGGGCTTCCAAGCTGCCTATGCGCCACGCATGAACTATGGTTTCGTCGGCACTGATAGTCTAGGCCGCACGTATAATCAAACAGGTAACTATTTTGTAGAGAACGCTGGTGCTAAATGGCAGCAGTTCGTAACAGAGGCGGAAACATTATATGGCGAGTAGACATGCAAAGATCTGGAAGGCGCTGAAAGATCACCTAGAGGATTATCCTGGGCTTCCGGCTAGCGTGGTGTATGGTGGGCAATCGTTTGATGATCCAGACCCTACATTGCCGTATATGATCGTTGATGATGTGCGGTTTGATCCTAGCCGGGTGTATTGGGAGGGCGTCGAGTGGCATACTGGATCTCTGGCCGTTCACTGCATGGTGCCGTTGCAATGGACTGATTTGCAGTCTGCCGAGTTCGCTGGTGCGCTGTGTGATTACTTCGCACCGGATGCTGTGATGGAATATGATGGTATGTCTGTACGTGTCGCAAAACAGCCCGCCGTTTCAGGGGCGGGCTATCGTGACGGGTCGCATTTCCGGTTGCCTTGCTTGGTGTATTGGGAAGGGTGGGGTTAGAAAAGTAGCCAGCCCCAGCCGACACCAAATACAAAATACAGGACAATATCCCTAACCCTAAGCGCTTTATGAAACTGCCTCTCAATACGTCTGCCAGCTTGGATGCCGCGCACGTATTCCGCTTGATTGTGGTCTGATGGGGTCATGATGTTTTCTCCTGTGATTTGAGATTACGCAACTCACGCTGCGCATATTCGCAGTGAGAACGTGTGCTTTCGCTGTCCATGTCGTCAGGCTGAAAATGCACAATAGCCTCCTCTAGTGCATCAGAACGTGCTTGGGAGAGGTCGTATTCGTGGAAGGCCTTGGCGCTCGCTTGGTTGTCCAGTTGCAGCTTCTGCAACTCCTCGACTGACAGTGAGGCCGCAAGTCCCGGCGCATCCTCTCCGCCCATGATTACCAGCGCTAGTTCGTCACGCTCTTGTCGAAGGATTTTATTCTGGTGCTGCAATTTTGTAATCACGTCACAAGCGGGGCTGTAGTCGTCGGCCTTATCCTCATGGATAAACGACAACCCGCTATCGCTCTCATTTGGGAAGTGAACCGCAGTTTCTTCCAGAGAGTACCTTCCGGCCTCAGATTTAATTGCCGTATACCCGCAATTGTCAGGGCGATAGTAATACCCACGCTTCAAAATCAGCCACACCTCTGCGCTTGTATCTACCTCACTCATTGCTTGTCTCCTTGATCTTAGTTAGTACGGAATGGATCGCTGGCAAGTTGGCCTCCGTCAGCTCTTTGTCGCCCTTGCATACTCCGACATAGGCCAGCAACTTCCTTCCAGCCTCTTCCAAAGCATCCACCAGTTCGTCAGCATGTTCGCGGGCTGGGGTTGATAGGAGATATCTAGCTGGTTCAAATGGCTCTGGAACCCCCACCAAACCAACCGTTACGCATGATGTCTTTACCTTGATCCTCCCAAGCCGTTCAAAATCAACACTCACCATAATCCGATCCGGTGCGTTACTCATCTTCCAACTCCCTTACCATTTCCGCAACCCGCGCCCATCCCACCGCTTGCACGTACTGACCCGCAGCCATGTGCTGTTCCATGCGGTCTGTGATTGTGGTGAGGATTGTGTGGGTGGCTGGTATTGGTGTGATTTCATTAAGTTCTGACCAGTTTGCCATTATACCGCCTCCATCAACCTGCACCCTAGCAACGGAATCACACAGCTCTACAACCTCGCCAACATCGCCAACCTTATTGCACGACGCACTGGTATTCTCAATAATCCGCACCATATCGCCAACTTTAATCGTCATTGTATTTCTCCTTTTCAGCCTCGTTCAGCTTCTTGCAATACAGATCTGCGTCATTAAACTTACTACAGCCATCAACACGCATGATCAAATCAACATTTTTCTTGATATACCCAAACATACCCAGCCTATATTCCTCTTTTGCAACGTAAACCCCATCATCAACAAGAATACTTCCCCACTTAACTACCACCTTATATTCCGGCTTGTTCAGCTTTACTTTCTCGGCCATCTAATCGCTCCTTAAGACCGCTTATTTGCTACACCTAGACCATATCGCGTATCATGTCAACAACCTAATTCAAACAATTATGAGGTGCCGAAAATGGCGAACACACCAATTCTAAAGGGCGCAACGTTCTCCATCTGCGCCACAGCACAGGCCGATGAGCTAAACCAAGCAGCGTTTGAGGCGCTGACATTCGTTGACTGCGGTAAAATCGTGGAGCATGGCAATCTGGAAGTGACCGAGAACGACGTATCCCAAGGTTATTGGGGTGGCGGATGGTTGCAGCACCAGAAAGGCCAGAAAGATGGCGGCACAACTAGCATTACCATTGGTTATGACCCTGATAGCACTGGTGCAGATGCGCTTGATACAGCTGCTGCTACTGAGCTGAACTATGCGTTCAAGATCGACATAGGCGACAATCCGGGCGGCACTACTAATACGATCCTGTACTACCGTGGTTTGATCGCGCTGCCATCATATCAGCTTGGCAATAACGAGGCGTTCTTGAATAAGACGTTTGCAATGATGCTGAACCAAGGCGTCATCCAGGTTGATCCGACTAGCGTTTAACTAAACTATAAGGGGGAGCCAATATGGCAATTGCAGATAAAGTGTACCGTAACGGGTATGAACAAGAGTTTGAGCTTGAATTGCTTGATGGCGATGGTGAGAAGACTGGCTGGCGTGTATGGGTGAAAGACATCACCTGTGACGCCGCCGTTGCTGTCACTGAGGAATACCGCGCTAAATCGACTGACCTTATGTTGCGCAGTTCCAAGGTGGAAGGCGATAGCATGACGGTTGACATACCTGATGGTGATCGCGGCAAACTGTGGCAATCTGAGGTGTCTGATAAGTACATTGCCTGCATTTCGCGTTGGGATTTCCAAGGCGAGGCGCTGGTTAATGATGAAGACGGTGAGCCAGATTGTACGTATGAAAACAAGGTTATCTTTATGCGGATGCCTGTTTTCGCGCCGCAGGTTGTTGCGAAGGTAGACGAAATCTCGGGTTTTACGAAGCCCTCAAAGTAGGGCTAGTCAACCATATCAAGTCACATGTGAAATGGGATCTGCCGGGATGGGATGGTGACAGCAGGCGCGATGTCCATGGTTACATTGGAGCGCCTGTTGATGACCATGGCATACCTGACGCTGGCACTAGGCATGTGGGGTGGTTCTGGGATCTACGTGGTTTTTGTGGCGATAATTCTGATGTGATACGTCCTAGCATCGTTGCGGAGTGGTCGGCGTGGTCGGGTGTTTCGCTATCTAGGATGGATCAAGGTATAATATACGCAATGGACCGCGCGTTTCGTTCTGCCATGCCTGATGCTATAAAATACCATGAGGCGAGGCGTGAACGTAAGAGAAAGATGGAAGGCAACTAGATGTCAGTGGCAGAGCTTGGTTATAAAATTGATAGCTCTGGCGCTGTGGTGGCGGCTGCTAATCTAGATGATATGACTGCGGCGGCTGTTAGGGCTGAGAAGTCAGAGTACGCCCTTTCCGCTGCATCTAAATCTACTGCAACCTCTATCGCTACGGGTCAAAGGGCTGCTAGAGCCACCGCTGCATCGTTCAAGGGGCTTGGGGCTTCCGCTGTAATGGCGGCAGGGGAGGCGCGCGAATATCAAGCGCAAATGGACGCTATCAGGGCCAAGTTTAATCCGCTATTTGCTGCTTCCAAGCAGTATGAGGCAGCTCTTGATGAGATCGCGCAAGCTGAGAGGCTTGGTGCTATTAGTGCGAAAGAGGCGTCTGCGGCTCGTGACTTGGCGGCAAGGAGTATGCTTGATGGGGCTTCTGCTGCTGACCGTTACGGCAAGTCCATAAGGGCGGCCAATAGTGGGACTATGCAGGGCGTTGCGCTTGGGTATCAGCTCCAGGATGTTATGATAACGTCACAAATGGGCATCCAGTCTGTTGGCATGATTGCATTGCAGCAAGGCTCACAGATGGCTGGCCAGTTGAATATGATCGCGTCAACTGGAGGCAAGGTCTTTCCTACGTTGGTGTCTGGGTTTACATCACTCATCAACCCGATCAGCTTAGTTGCGATTGGGGGTACTGCGATTGTTGCGGCTATTGCTAAATTTGGATTTGAAGCGTTTGGAGCCGCAAGTGGAGCTGATGCCCTCAAGGAACGGCTAGATGATCTTGCTGATGTTATGGAGATTGTTGATGGCGCAACGGACCTGATAAACTCCTCAACTGATGAACTTGTTGAAAAGTACGGCTTTGCAGCGGCTCGCGTGAGGGATTTCGCTCTAGCGCAGGCTGAGCTTGCCCAGTCTCAGGCTGAAAGGAGGTTGCGTGATCAGGTTGGCCTTCTTGATGAGGTCACGAAGAGATACGCCGAAGTTGGTGAGGCCGTTGAGATCGCCGGGTATAAGATGGGTAATGATCTTCCCCTTGCCAACCTTCAGCGTGACTTGAAGGTAAACGCCGATCAAGCAATGATATTAATGGATGCATTCACGCAGCTCGACACGGCTGTTACATTCAATGAACAGCAGGCGGCGCTTAGCGGTATTTTGAAGACGATGGAGGAGCAGGGCGTTGCCTTGTCACTGCTTCCGGGTGAGCTTCAGGATGCTGTTTCAGAAATGATCACCCTGTCCAACGAGGCAGACGCCGCTGCTGCTGCGATGCAAAGGCTTGCAGGCGCGGCTGCTGGAGTTACTACTGGGGTTCCATTGTTTTTGCAAGGCATGACTGGCGATGAGCTTTTGCCTCCGGACCCTTCTCCACTCGGTCGCGGCGGCGGTGGAGGCACTAAGGTTGACCAATACGCTGCGGACCTAGAGGCACTGCGCACAAGTCTCCTAAACGAACGCGAGGTTCTGGAGCAGTGGAAGCTTGAGCAAGACACGTTGCTTGCCGATCAGCGCGCTATTGAATTGCTTGGTATCGAAGAGCATAACCAAGCCAAACTGCGGCTGGAAGAAGAATATAATCAGCGGCGCGTTGAGATCGCGGCGATGGGCGAAGAAAGCAAGCTCTCACTGGCTCTTGGCGGTGCGGCTGATGTGTTGGGCGTTATCGGGCAGTTTAACGATAAGGCGTTTAAACTCGCCAAGGTTGCTGCTGCTGCACAGGCTTTGATTAGTACGCTGCAAGGTTCTGCTGAGGCATTGAAGCTGCCTTACCCATACAACCTTATTGCGGCGGCGCAGGTTGCGGCTAAAGGTTTCGGGCTGGTTGCTGCAATCAAGGGCGTGTCGTCTAGCGGCGGGTCCGCTTCTATATCGGCTGGCGGCACTTCTTCGGCGGCTGGCGTTACTGCTACGTCTTCGGCTGCTGAGGTTGCGCCACAGACGCAGACCGTAATTCAGCTAGAAGGGACTATGGCAGAGGTTGTAGGCCCTATGCTGGACGCTATCATTAAGGGAATTCAATCCGAAAGCGATGACGGTGTGATTATCACAGGAATTCAAACGGCATGATTTATATCGATGGGACGCCATACGACACGAACAAACCTACCGTTCTGTTTGAGAACCTATTCGCGGATGGGACGCTAACTGGAACGGCTGGAGATTCTGCGGGGTTCGGGCCTGAGAACGTCATCACCACGTCAACCGCTGATTATTGGTATCCTGACACTGGCGTAACCAATCCTGTGCTTGATGTTGATTTGGGCGCGTCAACACCAGCTAACTGCGTCGTGGTGGCTGCACATGACTACGGTGACGTTAGTGGCGGGTTCAAGATCCAATACAGCCAAGATGGCGGGTCCACGTTTACAGATGCAACAGACCTAATCGAGCCAGAAGATAACAGCACTATCATGGTTCTATTTGATGAGGTGGAAGGCGATGTTTGGCGGTTCTGGCATGGAACTGAACACGCGCACGTTGGTGTGATCATGCTTGGGGTGTGTCTGCCGTTTGAATTTGGCATTGAAGGCAATCGCGTTGGTTTCCGTCACGGTCAAAAGGTCGATGTGATGGGCGGCGATACTTTGGGCGGACAGTTCGTGCCTCAGAAGGTACGCAAGAAGGGCGGCGCTATTAGCGTGACGTTCCCATGGATGCGAACGGATTGGGTCAATGATACTATGACCGAGTTTGAGGACCACTTTAACGATGGTAAGCCATTCGCGTTTGCTGGAAACCCAGCATATGATGCGCGTGACATTGGGTACTGCTGGCGGGGGCAAAGTGACGGTGAATTGTCTCCTTCAGATATCGAGAGCGGCATTGCGGCACAGATGACCATGAGGATAAGTTACTATGTCGGGACGTGAGCCTGTCGTATGGGTTGAAATTGACGTTGATCAATGCACGTTAGAATATGGTGTTGGGTCATGTCCTGCCGTTCTTGGAACTGATAGTGCTGCTAAGTGCTTTGACACCTACAAGACATGCCCTGTCAAGGATAGCTTTGTTCTAGGGTCGCTTACATACAAGTTCTACATGCCGCAACAGAACCTACCTAAAGAGGCTGGTGTGTTCCCATGCCTTAAAACGGTATCCGCGTCAAGTGGCGAGGTTAACATTGCGGGTACTAATCCAAACGTAAAGGGCCTTGGTAAGCGGGAACGCATAACGTTCACCTGTTCAGACTTCGCATATGGTGACGGGTATACGGATAAATACGCACAGGAGCGCCGCACAGGAGCTGCACAGGCCAGCGGCATAGGTTATGACCCTGCATCGCGCGGAACGTTCTTTGGCAAGCTTAGGGCGCGCTGGCCGTACTATTCAGGGCGCGCTTGCCGTGTAAATGAGGCATATTTCGATAATGGTGTTCTGACCGATGTTGTAACGCGGCATTACGTGCTTACAGGCATGACCGTTGATGTAAGTGGCAATCAAGCTTCATTTGAGGCAAAGGACATTCTAACGCTGGCTGACGATAAGAGCGCCACTTGCCCTATTGCGAATACTGGCGAGTTGATTGCGGATATTGCAAACGACGCCACAGAGTTCACACTGACCCCTACTGGGATCGGTGCCCTTGAATACGAGACATCAGGCCGGATCATCATCGGGTCTGAAATCATGTCATTCACGCGGTCTGGCGACGTGATGACAATTACTGAGCGCGGGTTGAGTGGAACTGATGTAGCGTCTCACTCATCAGGTGATAGCGTACAGCAGACATTTCGGGTTGATGATGTGCGGATTGACAGCGTGGTTAAAACCCTGTTAGAGGATTATGCTGGAATTGACCCTGCGTTTATCCCGTTCACTGATTGGCAAGATGAGGTGTCACGCTGGGCCGGAACTCTAAAGCTCACGGCAGAAATCACCAAGCCTGCGGGCGTAAATAGCCTGCTGAGTGAAATCGCGCCACTTGGCATCAGTATCTGGTGGAATAGGCAGACTCAAGAAATTGGCCTAAAGGTTAATCGTCCGCCTGATGAGGACACTGTTTTTGATTTTAATGATCAGGCAAATATCAAGTCGATTGATGTGGATGACCGGGACGATAAGCGGCTAACTCAGATCGGTATATATAGCGATATTATGTCGCCAACAATGACCGCAACTGAAGGCGACAGTTATAATAGGTTGCGCCAGATTGTTGACATCGACGCACAGTCTGACAATGAGTTCGGTGACACCCGTATTCGCCAGATCTATATCCGCTGGCTGGGTGCTGGCAATGATAATGTCATTCGGATCATTGGGAAGCGTTTGATTAACCGCTTCAGGTGGTCACCATCGTTCTATAAATTCACGGTAACATATGACCCAGATCTAGAGCTTACTGATGTTATTCGTGTCAATAGCAGGGTGCATCAGGACGAAACAGGCGCTAACCTTGATAAGCTCATGCAGGCGGTGTCAATTAAATATGACAAGCCGAAACATGAGATGACCGTAACGGCTCAAGTGTACCAGTTTGATCAAAGGTATGCGCTAATTGCGCCTAACGCTACGCCAGACTATACTAGTGCAAGCGATGCAGAAAAGGCTAAGTATGCCTTCTTTGCTGATGATGTAACTGAAAAACTCAGCGATGGCAGCACCGCTTATGTTTTCTCTTGAGGTGGAATAATGGCGACTTGGGTTGATCCTATTGACAGTCAGACGGACCCAGACGCACCATTAACGTCTGAGCTTGGTAAGCGCTGGGATAATAACGTGGTGTCGTTTGTCGAGCAGGATAGCACATCACCAGTTAACGAGGCTGCTTATCATCCGTATGATAAAGTGACTGTCGGTGATTCCGGCGATGGGGTTATTTATGATAGTTCTGTGGATGGGACTGTTAACCCAATTGTTTCTCCCAGTATTGACGAGGGTTATAGATACCTAATAGAATGGAGAAACATTGGAGGAGTTAGTGGCCCATCTCCTATTACTGTTAGTTTTTACACATCTGGAGACGCCCTTATTGGGTCCGTTGTTACTACAAGTTCTGTTGGTGGCGGTGACATAGCAAGCGGCCATCTGGATTTTATCGCTGATGACTATTGGCGCAATGTCGATACTGATGTGACAAAGAGTGTTGAGGTTGTTGGGTATTTTGAAATGACTGGCACTAACTTTAATGCTGGCAAGGTGTATCTTCGCCGCCGGAAGGAGTTGATTTGATTTTCACTCCTGATGATTTTCGTGGCAATCCGTATGTGGCTGGGCTAAACCAGATCGGGCATGTTGTGTTTGGTGCTGCATTGGCGGTGCTGTTTGGGTGGATTATAGCGGCGCTGCTGTTTGTGGCGTGGGAGATGTTTCAGATCCGTTACGCGGGTGCTCGGAAGCATGACTATTATCAGGACTGTTTTTTCTGGGGCGCTGGTGTTTACATGGCTGGCAGTGATTGGTTGCCAGTCGTTGCGTTGGGGCTGGGCGGTGCGTGGATGGGGGTCACATGGGCCGTTATGAAACTGAGCTAGAGCGATATGCGCCTGCTGTTATCATGTTTTTCTCTGGGCTGGTTCTTATCGCGTTGCAGTTCTGCGCGATTGTTCTTGATGGTGGATCGCCTGTAACGCCGGAACTATATGGACCTGCTGTATATACCATGCCTGCGCTCGCGTGGGTGGCTATTCAGATCGCCAGCAGCGTATCTGTTGTTGTGGGTGCTTATCTGCGCGGCGTGTTTGGTGCTTGGTTGATCGTGTTTGGCGGCGTTGTCGGGTTCTCTATGTATTCGGCGTTTGCTGTTTTGGCACAGCGCGCAACACAAGGAACTTTGGTTCAGGGTGCCACTACTTTTGTTTGTGCGCCCGCGTCGTTTGTGGTTATTCTTTTGGCTATAAGGTATTTGCGGCATGTCAGAGGATGACCTTAAAACCCGTCTGGCTGTTCTCAGTGAGCAGTTTAAATCTGTGGAGGCTAGGTTGGAAAAGCTGGAACGCAACGTGCAGTGGGCTACGTTGCTTATCGTTGGTTCTGTGATTGCCGCAATTCTTAAACAAGTGGGGTTATCGTGAGTTGGACGGATATAGCATTGCCAGCCGTAACAGCGGTTGCGTTTGCGGTTCACGGCGTGGACTTGGCGGGGACGTTTCTGAATGGGAGCTTGCCGTTACCTATTGAGGGCGTCGGGGCTGCGCACGAAATCGCCGTTCCGGGGGAAACTATTACTGTGGACTGGATCATTATTAAGCGTACAGATTGCTCCGGCGTTTCTGGTCGCGTCTGGTCATCGCCTGATGGGTTTTCGATGAATGAGCCAGTGACGCCCACATCGCTACCCGTAACTGCTGAGCCACGTCATTACACGATTCCAACTGTGGTGCCGGGTGAGGTGACAGACGATTCTGTAGAGCTTAGAATTCAAGGGTGGTATGATTGCCCGAATAGCCCGCGTGAGTATTTCACGCTTGGGCCGGTGTTTATGGAGGTGGATCAAGGTGAAGGTAAGTGACAAGGGCGTAGTAGAGATCGCTGAACACGAGGGGATCGTTCCCGCACCATATCGTGACAGCGCGGGGGTTGTGACGTATGGGGTAGGTCATACGGCTGCGGCTGGCGGGCTTGATCCTAGAGAGATGAGCAGCGCAATGCCTACTGGTGATTTGCTAACCGCTGCTGTTGATCGTGCTATTTTGTTGTTTCGTGATGACCTTGAGAAGTATGAGGCACGGGTGAACGACGCCATAAAGGTGCCACTTAAGCAGCATGAGTTTGACGCGCTGGTTTCGTTTGACTTTAATACGGGCGGCATTCATCGGGCCAAGCTTACCAAGGCTATAAACGCGGGTGACAAATCCGGTGCAGGTTTCATGGGGTGGTTAAAGCCACCTGAGATCCGCAAGCGCCGAACTGCTGAGATGAAGCTGTTCCAAACAGGAGACTACGACGCTAATGGGAATACTGTGCCGATCTGGGGGACGGATGGCGCTTTGGAGTTGACGGGGATTGTTGGGCAGGTGTCTGGACCGTCATTGATCGCTCGTATGGGTCGCGGGTCCGTATCAGAACCAAGCGCTACCGGGTATGATTGGGCTTGGTTGATTAAGTTAATCATGGGGATTTTTAGAAAATGAAGGAACTGAATAGACTACTGCGCCACGTATTTGCGCCATTGGTGGCTTGGCTGGTGGCTAACGGATGGCTGCCTGAATACATGCAGGGCGACGTTACAGAGGCGCTTGTGCTGGTAGTGGCACTTGCAATCCCTTATGGCGTAAGTTGGTGGCGTGATGCTCGGTCTATTTAAATGGATTGGCAAGTTTCTAGGGGGTGGCTTTTTAGACCGCGCCCTTGGTTCCGTAGACGCATATATCGAAAGCACAACGGACAAAGAGCGCATTAAGGCGGACGTGGTTCGGTCATACTACGCCAACCGCGCCTCATGGATGCAGGCTGGCGGCTTCTGGTTGCTGCTGATGTTTGCTGTGCCTGTTGGTGTGTGGCACGCGGCTGTCGTGATGGACAGCCTGCCATATGTGCGGGATCTGTTTGGCGATCAGCAAGTTCATGCCCTACCCGCCCCATTGGATGAGTGGGCCGGGTGGATTGTTTTGGCGTGTATTGGTGGTGCAGGTGCATTTGCTTGGAAAAAGTGACACAGCCCTATTGACAGACACATCCACCCATGCTATCTAATCACCACGACAACGAAACATAAGGAGAGAACACAATGGCTATTTATGCATTTGTCCTGATCATGGGCATTGTTGAAGCTGCTGCCCAATCCGGCGCACTTTGATTGAATGAGGGGCGCGGCTCATCAACGCGCGCAAAATGAGGGTGTAGCTCAGTGGTAGAGCAGTGGTCTCCAAAACCATGCGCGGCAGTTCGATTCTGCCCACCTTTGCCAAAGTACAGAAGTGGGGTGTGACGGTTGCACGCGGCGCTCATAACGCTTGTAGACGGGGTTCAACTCCCTGCGCTTCTACCAATAAACCGATTTCTCGTGGTGTCACCATCCCTGTGACGGGGTAAGGCTAGGTCTTGTCAATCTGGTGATTCATGGTGGCTCCTCGTGAGCGCGGTAAAGCGGAGTAAGTCTGTAGCGTGCTAAACGCATCCGTCTGCACTTCGCTCAACAAGTTAGAACGTGCAGCAGTTGTCTCGCGGCGTTCTATATCGCAGTACTTGTGTGTTCTTTTCTGCGATGAATACCGCTTAGGCGGCTTGAATACACCGTGACGAGCACTGGCACCGCGTAAGAGTGTCCCCGCATCTGGTAAGCGGGGTAACCAACCGGCTGTCATCAAGTAAGTAAGAGATTGCCGGATATAGGACAGTTCCCACTCTCTGGTCTAGTCACCATATGTACGGCCTGCAATACCCGGTTGGTTTACTTTTTATCTCATCATTGCTATCGTCATTACATGGGGTTTTGGCGGCGTTGTGTCCCCCGTGGTTATGGTGCCCTCCTCCTCGCCGGACATCACAAAGACCAACGCCGCGTTATTAAGGGGTTTACATGCGGTTTATTTCGTGCTTAGCTGACCTCAGTCGATTAACTTGCCATATCATCACTGGAGACAACGAAAGCTGGTGTAGTAAGGCTTGGCGGCTATATAGTGAGCATTGGTTCTGGCGCGCGTGGGTTTGTATATTCGGGTTTCAGCATTGCTCTAAATCTTACGAGTATCACCAAGGAGAGAAAAAATGAAATCCAATACAGTAGCTAAAATCCTCGCATGGGCCTTGATGGGGTCTATTATTTTTGCGTCTCAGGTTGCGGCTGATGTGTCGTATAATAAGGAAACACGGTCTCTTATTATCTCAGGTGATACAAGCAAATATCAGCAAATCATGGCAACGCGCGCTTTTGCAAATCAAGAAATTGACACTGTTTATATGTGGGGCAATGGTGGCGAGTTCTATGCTGGTATGGCAATCGGTCGCGGTATCAAGGAATCGGGCGCACGGGTGATTATTCCAACAGGCAAGGAGTGCATTTCAGCATGTGCCTTCGCCGCAATGGGTGCAAGTGAGCTGATTACTGATGGGTCACTACTGCTGCACCGACCGTTCACCATCTCAGTCCCAGCCATGGAAACCATGGAAGGCATTGCAGGCCACTACGGCTTTGCATATATGGAAATGGCGGAATACTTGGTTGACATGGGGTACAGTATCGGGTTGGCAAAATACGTGATTAAGTATTCAAGCCCGTGCAAGTTTCTTGTGATTGAGAACCAAGATGATCTGAGCGCGGTTCGTGATGGCGTCAATGAGCTGGTTGTATCTGATAGGTGTTATCAAGACGCGCGGTGATTTGCCGTTGTAGGCAGTGTGGTTTAAGCCTCTTATGGAAACATAGGAGGTTTTCTTTTGTCTGATGACGTCAAGAAGATGAGCACTATAATTTGCAACCGTGGACCTTGGTCAAAGCTAGGATTGGCTTGCTATATGATAATTGAGCAAACACGGTCAATTAATTTGTACTTTTCAAAACGTAAGGATGGGTGAATGTCTGATACCAAGCAAGAACAAGTCACGGCGGCGAAACTTAAAGCGGACGGACTGACCCGTGCAGAGATCGCAGCTAAGATGGGATTATCAGCTCGACAGGTTAAGTCACGGTTAGCGGCTGCATCACGTGACCCGGCTATTCAGGCGGCAATGAGCCACGTTGGAACCGACATGGAACCTGCTATGGTGTGGATTAAGGATGAGGGGTATTCTGTCCAGCTCAAGCCAGCTAAGGCGGATGAGGCGTCATGGATTGATACCATCACCGACACGCTATCCGATTACAAGCCGCTGGATCAGCGCCTATTTGCGCCACGTATCAACCAAAACGTCAAAGGCGAACACCTGCTAGTGTTGGATCTGGCAGACGTTCATTTTGGCAAGCTATGTGACACTAACGAGACAGATAGCGAATACAACGTTGACGTTGCACGTCATCGGGCGATTGAGGGAACGCGCGCCTTATTGCGTGGTGCCGAGCCACATGGTGTTGGTCGCGTTCTGTTCGTTATGGGTAACGATATTCTGCACACTGAGGACGGGCGCTCTACCACCAGCGGCACACCACAGGACCATGATGGCACGTTCTTTACATCATGGCGCGCAGCATTGCAGGCATCTATGGACGTCATCAGCGAGTGCCGTGCGGTGGCAGACGTTGATTTAGTGCATTGCCCTAGCAACCACGATTGGCGCATGGGCTGGGCGTTGTCTCAGGCTATTGCTGCGGGCGTATCTGGGCTTGATGGTGTTCGCGCTACTGATTACAACATGACTGAAATGCACCGGAAATACTACGGGTTCGGTCGCAACGCAATCGGGTTGACACATGGCGACGGTGCTAAGGAGGAAAAGCTGTATGCCGCGATGGTCACAGAGGCCCGTGACTTGATCGTGAATGGCTGTGATCTGTTCTATTGGTACTGCCATCACCTACACCACAAGATTAGCAAGCGGCGCGGCATGGACGTGTTTCAAAGCGAGAAGGATCACACTGGCAACATGACTGCAATCACGCTTGGGTTGCCATCCATGGAAAGTGGTGCTAGTAAGATCGAGTACGTAAGAAGCCCTAGCCCTGCCGATGGATGGCACCACAGGAACGGGTATCTAAATAGGCAGGCAGTTGAGGCATTCTTGCACCATCCCCAAGAGGGGCAGAAACATAGATTAACGGAGTGGTTTTGATGAAGGGTAACAGCGGTGACATCGAATATACGGTAGAGGACGGGTATCTAGTCCTGCATACCGATATGGGGGATGTGATGATCGGGCTGGAGGATATGGAAGGTTTGATTGAAGTCATGCAGGGGATTGTTGACGATGAGTAATATGGTGGCGAACCCTCATAGCCTTAGTGGGTGGGATGATGAGGTGGAGGTGGTGACTAGCGATGGCGGCCCAACGTCATATTATGAGTTACCGGAACACGCAACCGAACTAAGGCACCTGATTAGTCACAAGGGTATGAGTAAGTCGCGCGGTGATGTTTTTAAGGCGTGTTACCGCCTTGGCGAGAAGGGTGGTACAGATATTATGTACGACCTAACAAAGATGAAGTTCTTTATTGAGGACTTGATTGAAATGCACGGACGTGGCGATCGGCTGTAATTTACGCTATGACGTATAAATCATAAATTTACGCTATGACGTATAGGCCATAAAGAAACCCCCGCTCGTTAGGCGGGGGTGTTTTTATATGTCTAGTTCTGCAAGAATGTCATCCAAGTCATCTAGGGTCTCATTGTTGCGTGGGGCGAAAACAGAAAGAGCAAGCCTTTGTTCAAATTCAGCGGCGCGATCTGCATCAGAGTGTGTTTCAAATCCACCAACTGTTTTGATTAATTCACCATCTGCTCCGTAGAGTGAATATTCAAATTTACCTTCTTGCTGCTTATCTTTCCCGCGAGTCCACATATCATATCTCCTTTTTCCTACACCCACCATACGCCACCCACAACACCCTGTCAACAAGAAAAACGCGGGCCATTACAGCCCGCGCTCTGGTTACATGTGGCAGTCAATCCCGGCAATAAAACCATCCGCAAAACCATGTGCTTTATCACTGCTATTGAATGGGCCATACTGAAAGTTTTCACCATCCGGCCAATGCATATTCACCATATACAGGCCGTATTCGCTGATCACCTCATACGACATCACCTCATACCCTCATCGGCATAACAACACCCACAAACTCCGAACACTCATCAAACCTAACCAGCGCCGGATCACCAGCACCACCTAACATCATGCGCACAACACCACCGCCAGCCTGTGACATCATATCAGCAAGGTAAGCGCTGTTGAACCCGATCTCCAGCGGCTCACCATCATACGCTACACTGACCTCGCTTTCAGCATCACCAACCTCCCCACGTCCAATCAGAGCGCATGTATCTGAGTTGACTACCAGACGAACAGCGCGTGACTTATTATCCGCAACAGCCGCAACAGATCCAGACGCCGCCGAGAACTCCTTAGCGTCAACGCTCATGGTGTGCTCTAGGCTCTGTGGAATAACGCGCGTGTAGTCTGGAAACGTGCCATCTACCACCTTAGACACGATTTGGAACCCATCACCTGTCACGCGCAGTTTTGTTTCGCTTGTCTCTAGCGTTACATCACCATCCACGTCCTCAAGCATCTTAGCTAGTCTGTCAACGGTTTTTCGTGGGATGATCACGCCTGCAACGTCCACATCACCCGCATACGTCATCTTAGCCAGCCTGTGTCCGTCCGTTGCAACCGCAATCAAGTCCCCCGCATCATCGTTGTGGAGATAGACGCCGTTTAGGTAATATCTAGCTTCCTCTGTTGACATTGCGAACTTCGTTTTTTGCAGCAACGTGGAAAACACATCCGCGCTAATCGTTGCGGTATGGTCGAACTCGTTATTGCCAAGCTTCGGGAATTCATCTGCAGGCAGAGTTTGAAGATTGAACTTAGACCGCCCCGCAGAGATTGCCAGCGATGCGCCGTTGTATTCCAGCGTGACTAGGCTGGACTTAGGCAGTCGTTTGATAATCGCCTCAAACGGTTTCGCGGGTACAGTGAATTCACCAGGCTCATCTACCTGCATGGAGCTAATGGTTACTGCCTCAATATCAAGGTCAGTCGCCATTGCTGAAACAGTGTCAGCCGTTGCGGTGACTTTGATATGACCCAAGATGGGGATCGTGTTTTTTGCCTCAACAACGCTTGTAGGGCTGTTGATAAGGTTCGCTAGTTGTGGTTGCTCAAGGGTTAGTCTCATGTTAGCTGCTCCAAGTCATACATGGCCCCTTCAAGTTCGTAATGAGCCTCCTTCATCTTGTCAAAAACCATCAATAACTTCTCCTCTTGCGTGTACGACCACTTACCCTTGGACCGTAAAGTATTCTCCGCCATACCCGCATACGGCAGATCCATTAATTCCTGTGGTGTCATGTCGTTCCCTCCAAATCAGACCGCCATTGGTGCCAGCCTGTGAAATTCCTGCAACCCGGCCCGTTATCAGGATCAGGTCGAGCAATGTGTTCAAACGGACTAGCATGAAGCGGATCACCAGTCAAGCTATCGAAGATGGATAGCGCTCGATTAACAGTCATTGGTTTTCCGTCTACTGTTTTGTAGCTTACCGATGCGCACCGGGCTGCTGAGATACGGCGGATCATCTCCCCGGATTGCGTTCTGCCGTCATTGAACTCATGTTCAGTTTCAAAGCAATCATCCGCCGTGATGTAAGGTGTGTGCCATTCGTTATCGGACATATAGTCCGGCTCACTGCCCGCCATAGCCTCACGCATCACCTGCGCCAAACGCTGAATTTCTGGTTGTGCGTCTGGATGATCACGTAACGCAAAGAAGTTAGACCATTCCGTGGCAGTCACCAACACGTTGATATGCTGGAACGGCTCAAGGATGCGGTTTACGATTTGCTTGTGGTATCCACGGTCAGCCAGCAACCTAGCGCTGTAGATCGCACAATCACGCGCCGCAAGCCATTCATCCTCGCCACTTGGCAACTCAGCACCAGCCTGCATCCCGCGTTGATTAGCGCCCCAGTGGATTGGCATGGCGGTATCGTCATTAATGTCCTGGATAACGCGCTCAATTGGAATGGCGCGTGAAGATGATGCGTTGCGGCTAAACACTCGATGCGTCATAAATTCAGCGTGGATAAACCGTGGCATACGCACTTCCATCGTGGTCAACTGCGGGCATCCATCCGCAATGCTGTCTGCGATTACTTGCGCTGCGATGGTCATTCGATAACCTCGCGGACGTGAGTAACATCAATGCCATCATGATAGTTTGGCTTGTGCCCGTGCACTTCCGGAAATTCGCCAGCAACCTTCACAATCCAAAACTCGCGCGACTCTTTGTGTTCCTTTATGACGCGGAATGCTGCCACCTCTGTTTTCCATACCGTCCACCAACCAGCGGGCATCTCTCCGGTATGACCGCACTCTAGCAGGCACTCAACCACACTCTCAGGATGCACAGGGCATTCCCCACCGCCCCACCCATGCCATTTACCATCGTTATAGTTCATCTATATGTATCCTTCTCATCAATCAAACCCATTGCAACTAGTTCAGCTCGGGCTTGCGATTTTTTCCACGCATCACGCCATTCATTCGGCTGCGTCTTGGGATTCCCAGAGCGATAACCAAGCTCGAACGATGCGCGACACAGCCACGCAATGCGGCGCAGGTTGTTCTCTGCCATTGCTAGCTTCTCTAGCCGCTCTTGTGATTCGGTTTCTATCTTGTATAGCTCGCGCTTGTGTTTGCGGTTCCAGATCATGCCTCACCTCGCGCTTTGGCTAGGGCTGTGGCTGCCTGCGTTCCTGGGTATACCATAGTCCCAGGTTCTGCGTTGCAATACTCAATCATAATACACAAAGCCTCATACAGATCAGGGGCGGCGGCGATTAGGTGGGCGTTGGCGGGGTCTGTTTCAGCAACAAGCTTGCAGTGCGGTCCAACAGTAACCACCTTATCACCGCCGAAAACTCTCCAAGGCCCCGGCGTCCACTTGTGTTCTGTCATCATCTTACCTCCATAAATTAAGCCTACCCCGTTATAGGATAGGCTCTCGGTGTGGTCAAGTGGTTTATGTCAGGTCATGTCAACAATCTCACAAACTCCAGAGCTACAGGCGAGCGTCTGACTTCCCTTTGTCGTGTCCTCACGCTCGTATTCTGACAGTCCGGTCCAGTCAATACCATCTGGCATCAACGAGAGCATCTCTTTATATTCACGCTCGCTGATATCTTGATATGGTGCCTGCTGATAGCTGTGATCAGAGTGCGGCAAGAAACTAATCCCGCTCACCTCATCGAAGTGCTTATACACCCACGCGCCAACCTCTAGCCACTCGTGGTCACGCACAGACACAGTTACAGACGGCTTATGCTCACACCAGTGGCGCTGATACGTCAACCAGAATTCAAGCTGCTCAAGCGCCGTCATATCGTTTCGCGTTACCGCACCATCTGGTGACTTGATAGGAAAGCTGAAAACAGTTGTCGTGTCCGGCTTCATCACGTCAGGCTCATTTGGAATGCCCTGCGCCTTCATAAACTCAGTTAGCGGGTCTTTGTTGTCACCGCGAACCGTGCGAATGTAGTATGGGCTGTGACGCGCGTGAATGCCGCTTGCTGTGTCTGTTAGCTGGCTTACGGTTCCAGATGGTTTAACGCATGTGATCGCCGCGCTTGGTTGAATGCCAAGTTTAGCGGCCCATTCCGCGTTTGTGTCGATTGCGGTTTGGCGTAGGATACACAGTGCGTCTGACAGATCATAAGCGTCACCATCAGACCAATCCCGGCTTTCATCGGTTTGGAATTCCTCACCGTGGGGATACTCATGCCATCCTTTTCCAGATAGATACTTGTTATCCATGATCCCCGTCAAGGAAACACCAAGCAACCGTTCTGCCTCTGTGTTCTCGCGCCAAATATCGCGCAGATACGGGAAATACGTATAAGTGCTTTGAATGGTGCCAAGGATGGTTGCAAGACGGACCTTTTCTTTCAGGTCCGCCAAGGTATCATCGGCGCGGCAAATTACTTCCGTTAAATTGCAAAATTGATACGGGCGCAGGATGATTTCTGAACAAGGATTAGTGCCAAAGTCGTGTTCTGCATCACGCCGCCCATTCTTTCCGGCTTGGCTAACAGCGGCTTGACGATTGAACACACCACGCTCTCCTGACTTACTTTCCATCAGGGCAAGCCATTCACGCATGAAGCTTTCTGCATCCGGCTTATCTGTATATGCCACAGAGTTGTTAGACAAGGCCCGCTGTGGATCTGTTGCCCACCACTGACCAGACTTGGCATGGCGCATACGATCATCGCTAAGGTTACTCAGGCTGATCATTGCAGAACGACGAACGCCGCCAACTACAACAACCTCACCGATCTTGCACATAATATCATGGCATTCAATAGACGTAAGCTTGCGGCCTTGTGCTTTCTTGAATACATCAATGGTGAAGTTAAACAGGTCAACAAGCGGCTCTGGTCCAGACGCGCGACCTCCGAACGTGTTAAGCTTTGCGCCCGCTGGACGAACTGCGGAAACGTCCCATGATGGGATCAATCCGCTAAACAGGGTGTCGATCAAATCACGGTACGAACTAGCCCACCCCTCCTTACTGTCTTCAACCTTAATGAAGCCATTCGTATCTCTCAACACAGGCACTTCAGGCAACTTACTCACATACTGCCGCTCAACACTAAACCCAACACCAGTGCCGCACAATAGGATAAACATCGCCTCATCAAACGAACGCGGATCATCTACAGGAAGATACGAACAGTTGTAGATGCACGTATTATCACGTTCCGCAGCAGGTCCAGCGGTCATCATCGCGCGCATAGATGGCATGACCTTTAGATCAAGGATAGCCTGACCTACAGCATCAGTTGCTTCAAGGTCAGAACCAGACGGGATTACGATATTTTCAACATACCGATCAACAGTCTCTTCCCACGTTTCACGCCGCTGCTCATCTGGCAACCACCTAGCATAACGAGACACGGCAATAAATCGTTGGTAGTCATCCATCGGCGTGTTACTTCCCCGTACTACCAATGCCGCCATCTCCGCGCTCTGTTTCTTTGTCAATTTCGTCAACCTCTACTAAATCTGTTTTCACGTTCTTCTCTAGGCGAGCCTGTGCAATGCGATCACCAACACTAGGCCAGTCCACATCAGGCCTAGCCCGCAAAATTCGCAAGACCCTCTGATAAAAAAATGGATCGCTGTACCTCATTTTAACCTTAACAGTATCTGTGTATCCAGCATCAATGATCCCAGTCCCATTAGATAAATCAAGGTCAAGCTTAAACCCGTGGCCACTTCTGGAAAACACCTTCAGCATATACCCTGCTGGAATATCAAAAACCAATCCGGTGTCGTATATAGCCGTTGTTCCACTAATCTCACGTGTTGCTGCCGTTAGATCAAAGCAAGCGTCTGTGTCATGCGCGAACTTAGGCGGTACTGCGGCAGGGTGGTTTCGTTTGTATGGGAGTTTCATGCGTCACCGAACCCATCAGCGTATGCCATACATTCCTCTTTTCCACCTTCAAGCATTAATTTATTTCGATTCCATAGAGACCAACAATCACAGTCTAAATCTTCTGGTTCAAGCTCCCAATCACCACTTGTGAAAACTGAGTAACCTACCATTTCTCGCTCCGTCCAGTCCATCCTCTCTTCCTCCTTATAAATCCCGAACGCCCAATATAGACGCCCGGTTCTGTTGCGTCAAGTTAGGCTGGTGGTGTGATTGCCATGAAGTGAGTGAAGTCAATCCTACTCCACGGCAGCGGATCGCCACAATCACTATCAACGTATTCACCTAAATCATCGACGCTCACACAATAGTATTCAAACCACTTCTTACCCCCCTTATTCTTAACCCAAAGCCCTGCCAAGAATGAATCACCAACACAATCTGGCGCACTCTCAATATCCCTCCATTCCATCACCGCACCTCCATTTCATACTGATAAATACCCAACTCCACATCAACCCGTCTCTGTGTCAAGTGCAGCCGATCACCATAACCGCGCACCTCCTTAAACACCTCGGCGCGCTTGCCCATTGGGTCAGTTTCCGTCTGCCCCGTCCAATACACCACGCGCGTTCCTTTGCCGCCATGTGTCACGATCTTCCATAGGTGTTCGCGCCAGTCTTTGCGGTCTGTGTCTAGTGTCCGGTCTGTCACTGCATCATCTCCTTTACTACTTCCTGCGCGTCAATATATGCGCCCGTTGCAATCGCGTTAATCAATGCCGTAGCAACAGGCAAAACAGTCAGCGCGCCACCTGTCATCATAACACCCGTATCGTCGCCATCATCAGTCACCACGTTAACGGTTAGATCACCATCTGGACCCGGCGCAACCGTTACGCTGAATATGTTGTGGTTCATTGTTATTCGTACTCCCATGCTGCACTGTCAATCTCATCAAGCGCAAAGCCAACCAAGTCACCGAAATGCGCCTCCGCTTCCTTACGCGTAAACGTATCGCGCGGCAAACGGACCTCATCAACGCGGATGTCAACCACCTCATTAGGTCCTGTCTCTGGGTCGCGCAATAGGCGGCCAGATACATCTAGTTCAATCGTTAGTTGGATTGTTTGTTTCATTTGAATAGGTCACCTTGTGGATCATCTACTGACATAGCTTCAATTCCATTTATCAGCCTAGCGTTATAGTTAGCCTCGGTAAACCC